ACTTCAAGGACAGCCTCGAGCTGATCCTCGAAGCGCTGGAGTAGACACATGTTCGACATCGACGCACTCATCGAACTGGTGTCCACCTCCACCGCCACGTCGGAGGATGGTGAGCACCTAGTACAGATGGACTACTCCAAGTTCATCCGTTCGGAGGGGTCACTCCGCTCTGCTCAGCAGGCTTCCGGGTACCTAGCCACGGGAGAATGGGGTACAGCAACACCCACCTGCGGGGCTGCGGATTGCATCCATCCGGACCACATGGAGGCAGCTGATCTGGTGATGGTGGCACAGGCCAACACCACCACACTGGCTGATCTCTACCGCAAGGCCAAGAGTCGTGGCCTCGTCACGGCTCAGACCAGCTACGGCGGATAGTCCGTCGTTCAACCAGAAGGGAAGCACATGTTCACTGTCACCCCGCTGCTCGGCGGCGGCACCCTCGTCGAGGGCACCGACGTCACCGGCAAAGAGGGCCGCACCATCCTGCTGTCCGACAAGTGGGACGCGGTCAAGTCCGTGCGTGCGCACATCGCTGCAAGCGAGGCGTTCGACGAGGTCGTGACCGAGTTCTTCAAGCCGCTCACCGACGCCGCTGAGATGGCCACGGCCATCGCTCACCCGGCCTCCGCAGACTGGTCCAAGGTGACCATCGTCGAGGGCACCGAGGGTGTGCCGGCCGAGATCGTCAGCCTCGACATGGACGGGATCATCCTCCGTCTGCTCGAGGAGACCGACGGCTCCATGCTGCGCTGGATCGGAGAGGACACCCTCGTCGCCATCCAGCCGTAGTTCTGTCAGGGGTGGCACCTACTGTCACAGGTGGGTGCCACCCTTAGTCATCCCTTCGGAAGGGGGAAGCATGCACGATCCGGTCAACCATCCGGCGCACTACACCGCGTACCAGGGGCTCGAGGTCATCGACCTCACCGAGCAGCTGAACTTCAACCGCGGCAACGCGGTCAAGTACATCTGTCGTGCTGGCCTGAAGGACAAGGCCACTGAGATCCAGGATCTCGAGAAGGCAGCGTGGTACATCGACCGCGAGATCAAGCGGATCGGTGGCCGAGCATGATCGAGAAGCTGCTCAGTCTCTACGCCATGAGCATGGCGTACAAGGTGCGCTCACCCATGCCCCACCTCGTTGGGCCTGCCGGATGCGGCAAGTCCACCTACATCGAGCAGCTGGCCGAGATCCTCGGCGTTGAGCTGCACATCATCAACGTCTCACGCCTGTCACCTCTCGAGGTGGAGGGTGTGCAGATGCCACACGGCAAGGACGGGGACATGCACCTGCGCATGCTGCCGGCCACGTTCTGGACTCAGCTGAACCAGGGAGACATCCTGCTGTTCGACGAGTTCCTACGTGGATTCCCCGAGGTGTACAACGGGCTGCTCGACATCTTCACCAGCCGCAGGGTTGGTGCCTTCCGCCTGCCCGAGGTCTTCATCATCGGTGCATCCAACAGCGTCACGTCCTACGACCTGGCGCTGGAGGACAGGCTGCTGCACATCGCAGTGCCTGACCCGAGGAAGTCCAAGGTGGAGAAGGAGCACTTGGCCAAGCTGATCTGCGATGTGCTCGGGCTGATGCCTGAGATGGCCCTCACCTACGAGATGACCAGCTTGCTGGACACCGAAGTCCTGCCGACCTACGCCATCCTCGACTCCTTCAAGAAGAAGGGAGTCAAGGTGGGCACAGCATCCACTGGCTCCAGCGTGCGCAACCTGCTGGGCCAGGCCCAGATGCGCATGGTCAAGAGCCCCCCTCTGAAGGAGCTCATCGACACCAACAACCAGCGCGCGATGAGAGAGCAGAAGGCTCAGTTCGTGCTGTTGCTCAAGGGCACCAACGTCCCCACCGGGTACGTCGCTCAAGCCAAGAAGATCCGTGGCAATCCGCGGCTCTCGCAAGTCCAAGCCCTGAACATCGAGATGAACTTCCAGCTCATCGACATGGCACTCGCATCCACTGAGGAGGATGAAGCATGAACGACCTCGAGATCATCGAGATCAAGCCGGGTATCCGGTTCAGCCTGGGCACCCTGAAGAAGGGTTTGCCCAACATCGAGACGGCCCTGTTCCTGGCCAAGCTCTACAAGCTCAGCGCGTATGAGCTGGGCCACCTGCTGCGTGTCGTCTTCGACGAGCGCAACCTGGTCCAGGTCCTGATGGGCGAGGACAACCAGCACAGCTACGATCTGCAGGACTACCTGCTCGAGCTGGGCTACGAGTCCCTCATCGAGTCGGGCGCCATCATCTTCGGGGAGACCGTGCCCAAGGGTGAGATCCTGCCCGAACTGTGGAAGGACCTCGAGGTCACCATCGCCAAGTCCATCCAGGAGGTGGCCGAGAAGCTCAAGGGCGTCATCGGTTCCATGCCTGGCAAGCAGGGCGAGATGATCTTCCAGTCCATGATGAAGGTGAACGCACGTCGTCCGATCCTCGGCGACCACAAGGCGTTCATCCATCACGCACCGCAGCGAGAGAACCTCGTGGTGCTGGACGTGTCGGGCTCGATGTCGGAGCACACGATTCAGACCATTGTCGAGGACGTGCTGGCCCTGACCTACATGGCCAATGCACACCTCGCCATCGTGTCCGACACCGCTACCCACTGGGGTCCCGGTGAGTCCACGGTCGAGGCTGTGCTCAACGTGGCCGAGTACTCGGGCACGCACTACGAGACCCTCGCCGCCCTGATGGATCAGGACTGGGGTGTGGTCGTGACCATCGCTGACTACGACTCGTCGTGGAACGCGATGTCTGCGATCAAGGCCAGGTCCGGACACATCCAGCAACTGCTCGACATCAGCCTGGTCAACAGGCCCACGTTCCTCGCCGAGGTGCTGGGTCAGCTGGCTGACGAGGTGCGTCCGCTGCTCATCGCAGATCGCAACCTCTGCTACTAGACCACTCACCCCAACAATGGGGTGGGCCATCACAAGAGAAACGAGAGAAGCATGGCGAACGAGAAGACCGTCACTGTGTGGGGCTGGATCTCCTTCCCGGAGTTCACCGCACAGGGTGCGTACACCCAGAGCCAGAAGGGCACGTACCCGGCCGCTGATGTGGCCAGTGCAAGCCCGAACTTCCTGCTGCTGCTCAACGACACGCAGGCGGAGAAGTTCCGCAAGCACGTCGAGGACGTGTTCCTCCCCTACGTGGAGAGCCAGCACAAGAAGGGCGAGAAGAAGGATGCCCTGTCGCCGGCCGAGGTCAAGCTGCTGCTGGCAGCGATCGAGGATCCCGCCAACGCCGTGGTCAACACGCCGTTCAAGGTGATCAGCGACAAGACCGCTGTCCTCCGCCCCGATGCGGTGGCTGCAGTCAAGTGCATCGGTGGCAAGGGCACGGACATCGAGCTCAAGGCCATCGTCAACAGCGAGGCCGAGCTGGCTGTGCCGGACCCGGACATCCTGTCCTTCCCGGTCATCAAGCCCATCGCTGCCACCACGCACCAGATGTACGCGGGGTGCCAGGTCGCGGCAACGCTCAACCTGTACGCCTACAAGAACGGGAAGAACCCGGGCTTCAGCGCAGGCGTGAGCGTGGCTGTGTTCCGCGCTGACGACGACCGCTTCGGCGGGAGCGTCGGCATCGACGAGTCCGAGATCTTCATGGACTGAGCAGTCCGAGAGGGGGTGACTCCGGTCACCCCCTCTTCGCTGCCGAGAAGGGAGCAACATGCGTGACAACGACAACCAGCCCATCAAGGGACTCCTGTTCGGGCTGCTACTCGTGGCTCCGTTCTGGATCCTGGTGAGCCTGCTCACCTGGTGGATCATCGAGTCCTGAGGAGGACAGCATGACCGAACGGTTCAGTGCGAGCGTCGCAAGCAAGCACATGTCCTGCCACGCCAGTGCCAATCTGGACCTGGCCATCCCGCACTGGACACCACCTGAGGTGGATCCCACTGCGGACAACGCAGCCAACCGGGGCACCGAGATGCACCGGATGCTGGCTGAGATCATGACCTTGTCAGCCAAGGACGCACGGCGCATGGCCGAGGCCATTGCCTACGTGGCTGAGATCAGGAGCAGGCGCAGGTTCAAGTCCCTGATCGAGGAGGTGGTGCAAGCCACCTGGCTCAAGTCAGGGCCCAACACCTGCGCCGACCTGGTGCTGTACGTGGCTGACGAAATCCACGTCATCGACTGGAAGACCGGGATGATCCCCGTGTCCGCAGTCGAGAACGAGCAGATGCTGTACTACGCCGTCACCTATGGAGCGCTCGCACCCAAGGCAGCCGGCGTCCACCTGCACATCGTGCAGCCGTGGGCCGACAACATCGAGACGTGGTTCGCTGACACGGCTCGACTGCAACAGTTCATGGCCGATGCCCAGATGGCAGAGGCTCACATCCTGGCGGGGTCCACGACCTTCAGCCCTGGCGATCACTGCAAGTTCTGCCCGGCCAACCCGCATGGTCGGGGGGCCAAGGGCAAGCCGTACTGCCCAGCCATGATGGGCCTGCTGTACCCACAGCCGGCCGTCAACTACGACGAGATGTTGGAGGATCAGTGAAGGACTACATCGGTCTCGACTTCGAGACCTACGGGGAGGTGGACCTCCCGAAGCACGGGCTCCAACGCTACGTCAACAGCCCGGAGTTCCGGCCGCTGATCGCAGCACTGGTGCAGATCGAGGGACACATGATCCAGCATCGTGTGTACGAGTTCATCCGTCCCGAGTTCTACGACCAGGAGGTCGAGGCCCTGCGCCTGGCCCTCAAGGACAAGATCATCGTGGCGCACAACGCCATCTTCGAGCAGGCTGTGCTGGCCCGCATGGGCATCTACATCCCGAGCGATCAGTTCGTGGACAGCGC